TTCACCTTAAAACTACACTTAGTTTACGGAATCAAAATAAAATAACAGCCTAAATCCTTCAGGCCACTCACCCTCGAAATGATATCGAGCGATAATAGGATCACAAACTGCACTAGCGGTAGATCTGATCACCCATCGTTCTCCATCTTTCACAAAGAAGGATGTTGTTCCACCTGTATATACAATTAAAACATTCTCACAACCGTCATCTCCATAAATTACATCACCAACAGGATCTAACACTGGTTCTCCATCTACGACACAAGAAAACGCAGTAACAATTTCTGAATCGGACACTTCTTCTTCTACATCTTCGTCTTCTTCTTCTCCATCAGAGTCAGAATCAGCGTCAAGCGCTATATCATCTGAACTCAAAAAGTTTGTGACTTCAACTTGAGAATTGGACCATAGAATTTGATCTTGAGAATAATGGCGACTTTCACGCCCCTGGTCGCTTGCAACACTAGTTTTGCTTCTGGTGCCCGACTTGGAACTGGGCGCATTTGTCTGCTGTACATGTCAGGAATGATCATTTCCTCTTCAACTTGAACTCCTAAGTTCATGTTGTTTGCGGTCATCGAGAATGCCCCGATATGAGCAAAAAGAGTAGACGCTGTAACAGTAGAGCCTTCTGCAACAATCCCAGCTGTGATTTCTTGACCAGAAGCAGTGAACTTATATCGCAAAGTCATACTGACCAAATCCACAGGTCCCATACCTGCCATCTCATCCTCCAACAACGCCGCAATCCGATCAGAAATTGACAATGCAGTCGCTTTGTCTGAAGCAGGAGTGGCCATCATCATCACCACCATATTGTAAGCCAAGTCTGTGGTAGGAGCTCCATCAATTGGGGCCACCGGTAGAGGTTTGATAACCCCAGAAATCGGTTGAGCAGACATTACCAGATATTTTGAAGTGACGAAATGGCTGTGGTGTACGCGGCTGCAATCTCTCCATCGTACAACGGCGTCACATTCTTTGGATCTGATTCTGGCATCATTGCCAATACTCCAACCAGCTCTCTGACATCACCATATTCCCTGTCTTGATCGGAAATCGTGACCAAGGACCAGTCCACTGTTCGCTTAAAACGAGTGATTCGTCGCAAATTAAACATCGAACGCTGCAAGACCTGCACGTGACTCATCTGGTTCTCATTCAGCAAGGTATAGAGGTTGTCTCCTTCTCGATACAAATCGACAAACATGGCAAAATAGCCTAGGATAACATCATCAATCTTCCCTCGCTCAACTTGAGCTTTGAATCTTCGATATAAAATCACCGGATCTTTGACTAACACTCCTCGATTCACGATAAACGAACAAAATTCTCCAACTGGTGCTCTGAAACGTTTTTCTACAGCATGGTCATAATGTTCATAATGGACCCAGTTTGCAGATACGTCTTTCATCACACAACGAATACCGTCATCACCGGTACTGGCTTTTGGCTCCCACGGTTGAAGATCAAACTTCAGACATTCCTTCGCCAACTCATTCATAGTATTGCCAAGCCAAGTGAAGATCTCACCTGACATTGTCATGATTGCGAGACGAAGCGTCCGAGTATGAAAATCAGCCTTGTCTTCAACGTAGTCATTGATGAGATTTTCTGGAATGCCAAAATGTCGCATTACATTTGACATTAGAATAACAGATCCTCCCCGAACTGAAGCATCATAACCGCTCACATCGCACATTTCATACTCATCACTGACCATATATCGTGCGAACCAGGACTTCATGTCATCGAACGTTTTCTTTGCATGCAAATAGACATAAGGCGGACAATGTTCCAGAATCTTGTCCAGAAGGTACACACCCACTGGCCCGAACTTAAACAAGTACTCATCTGATCTGACCAATATTGTCTGTAGTGGCTTTGCAACTTCGAAATGATCCGACTTCAACTTCAATTGAGTCTTAGCTGTCAAGAAATCCTCGTAGTCAGGGTCGGCTCGATTCAAGCTCATTGCCTTTAATGTTGAGGACCGATCAGCTCTTCGCTCTTGAAACGTGACGATCGCCTTGGAGTAATCCAATTCAGAAAAGGGAACGACCGCATCCCATTGCATGTAATGACGAAGAGCTTCAAACATCGCATTGCCATACGGAGCTTCATCAGCCAATTCAAGAACGTTTTCTTCATAAGAAGCCCGACGAAGTCGCTGAGCCACACCTGCTGCGAACGAAGCATTGTCATATGACTTCTGATCCGCACCTAACAATGTCCACATAGGTCGATACTTTAAAGGATCGTCATAACCTGCCATCTCAGCACGCATATCTTGTAAAACTTTCTTGGCTTGAGAACTAGTCATGCCGTCGGTACGAATCTTCTGCAACAAGCGTTTTTGTTCATCCGGAAAATCCTTGCGGAAGATGGGAGTCTCCATCTTCTGTTCGGAAAAAATCCCTTTCCAAGACAATTCAGAACGGAACCGTTCCAGAATTTCGCTCATCGCCAGCTCCTTGACGTAGCTCGAAGACTCCATCGGTAGATGCGTTTTCAACTTGATCGCCTTCATCTGTGGTTCTACACAAAAGTGTTCTTCTGCGTCGTACTCAATGATCGGGTCAATGAATTTCCTGAAATCATACGCCTCTTTGTAGACTGGATCATCATAATCTAACCTTGCACCACCGCGAGGAGCCGTGTCATCTGGATCAATCACAGGCATCGACTCTATTTCAGGCAAGAATTGCTTGATGAATGAAAGATTCTTGACCTTATGGAGTGGCCCCGCCAAGCACTGTCGCACATTCTCCGGTAAAGGACCAACTAAGTCCTTAATATCAACAGTGAACTCTGGACGGATCGTGATTGGTGTTCCTGGCTGGTAATTCGGGTAGTAATGCCAAAGAACTCCCAGTACAGGATGACTGTAAATGCGCTCCATGTTCGAAGAATGCAATGACATGTCAATCACCAAAATCACATCTTGAGCTCTCGTCAGAACTGTGTACAACAACTTGACGTCAGTCATCGACCCCACAATGTGAGTGAGACTGATCACAGCGAGAGGGGAAGACAATCCTTGACTTCCTGCATACGTCTCAGTCTCTCTCTGCCGTAACTCCGCCCCCCAAGATTTATTAGCATGAGACGGGTAGTAGAACTCAGCCTCTTCGAAGAGTGTTTGCAATGACAACAATGACTCTCCCGGGAAAAATGGAATCAAATCTTGCGCCGTCTTGATGCCTGTCTTAGAAAAATGAAATCCGCCAGGATGCGAATTGAACGTCGGCATACGGAAAAAGTTTGCAATCTTCGGACCAAACCTCCAAGTACCAATCAAGTATTGATAACTGTATGCGCTGAGATTTGCAGCCTCGCCTAGTAAGCCACTGTCATTCAACAAGCAATCCCTGTTAGGTTCATGCCATTGACTCTGATAGCGATCTGTGAGGAAGATATGATGACTCGTTTGAGGAGTCAACAACGCCTTCAGGTCATGATAACCCTTAGGAAATTTGTCTTCATCACATACCATCACCCAACCCCAGAAGCCTTCGGCCAACGATTTTTCAAACGTGGTCACATAACTGCCTGGTGTTCCTCGATTGGTCGCCGGAATCTTCTTCTGCAAATCCAGTTTGTCGCCCCAATCTTGCCTCAACGTGGAAGTTGGAAGATCCACGTGAAAACATTGCTGTTGATGATATTTCTTCTTGCGCAAGACTTTCTGTATGCTAGAAGACTTCCTGCAACCAGGATCGCCTTCAATCATCGCAATATATCGCTCAGTGACTTGAGATTTGACTGAACCACAATATTCCTCCCAGGACCTCAATTTCTCCTCGTTGAGTGGATTCAATCCTAACAAACCAGTTGACTTGTCGATCATCGCTCGAACGTACTTTGAGGCTCTTTCAACTGACGGTAGCCAAGGTGTGAAACGCACGACTGGTAATGCTTGAATCTCCAAGAGCATCGCTTTCGCGATATTGGGCATCAAACGATCAGCTGGTTGTCGACTCTTGATCATCATCCCTCGAGAATTCCTTTGCCGAGGAGCGAAATGTCCATCAATTAAGGTCAAACACACAGTAGCAACACTTCGGCATCCATATCGACCGATGATCTTAGACGCACCATCATAAACCACGAATTCACATAGCATTGCTGACCCCAACGTCTCCAACACATTAACACTGAGATCTCTGCGGTTGATGTCACTCTTCTTGAAATAACGAGCAGCTCGTAAGAAAAGTTTCTCATGAGACTCTCCGATCAGCACGCTCAACGCCTCCAAAAGACAGTCTTCTTCAGGATATTGCATGTCAGGATAACATTCACCACCAACAAATGGCACTTGACGGATACGTTTTCCAAGAGACCTCGGAAAAAGATGATCCCACAATGCACTGCCGTGAAATTGCCTCGCAGCTTGAACAGTTGTGGGAGCCGCTAACCGAATTTTTTCCCACGCATCCTTACACTCCTGCCACGGCCTCTCACGCGCAGTCCTACGAATTTTCACGTCATGATCAAACACGACCCGACGATCGTCCCGTAAATCCAACACCGGTGACTGAGATCGCATCGAAACATCTTCATCTAGATTCGGATGAGTGATGTGTGTGATCGGCACCCCGGGCACAGGGG